CAATCATGCACAAGGCTAACGAAAAGATCATGCTTACTTGGTGTGACAACGGAATGGTAGATGGTAAGTTCGCTGAAGGATTGGTGTATACAATCATTACTAGTGGGCTACCTATACGTGGAGCTCAGCGTGTGCAAGGCAATCAGATTGGTCGTCAACGCCAGACAGCATTCGATACTTGGTATGAGTCGGACTTCGATTGGATCTTGTGGGTAGATAGTGACATTCATGTCACCAATAGTTCACTAAAAAAAATCTGGGACTTGGCTGATAAGGAAAAGTTTCCCGCAGTAAGTGGAACTTACTTCATCTCCAAGATGAACGAGCAATCTTTGATGGAGCCATACCCTGCCCTGTTCATGGCACATCCAGAAGATAAGTATGTCATGTCATACCTGCATCCCCTTGAGCCTAACGCCATAGTTAGATGTGACTATGCTGGATATGGTTTCTTCTTGATGCATAAGTCAGCAGCTAAGAAGATGAAAGAATTTCATGGCGATCACATGCCATTCTTCATGGAGTATTCCGCTGCTGGTGATGACTCTAAGTTTGTATCGGAGGACATTCAGTTCTTCATGTTAATGAAAGAGGCTGGCATCCAGCTCCACGCTCACACTGGCGCAACGGTTAAGCACATGAAACGATTCGCATTTGATGAAGAGTTCTATAAATTATTTTGGATCACGCATATATCCGCGCAAGAAAAAAAGGCGGAGGCATAAGCCCCCGCCCCTTTATTATTTCTTAGTTATTTCCTGATACATATTGCTTGTTGCTTGACGTATTGATGTCATTGTTTTATACATAGATCTTTCGCCTGCCATGAAGCCGAAGTATCTACCTACCCAATACATCATTGCTCCCGCAAACATCTGCATGAGTAATGTGAATCCATTGTAAAACATTACAGTGCTCCTATTCGTTTGAGTAAATCATCTGGATTTTCTAGTCTTGCTATCGCACCTTTGCCACCAACGTCTGGACCTGGTGCTGATAGATGCGGGAAGAACTTCTCTGCTTGTAAGCGGGTGCTGAATTCCCCCCATGCTTGCAAGGGAACCCAGTCCGCCAACTTTGCTACAACAATAAACGATTCACGTTTGGTTCTAGATAAATCTAAAGCCTCGATGATTTCAATCGCTAATGCTGCAGCATCTTCGGAGTTCTCGACGTCTGGATCTAGTAGCTTCGCTACTAGACGTATCTCTGTTGGACGTGGCTTGCCCATCAGTAGTTCTTCATACACTGCACGTAGTTCTGGTGTTCAGCCAGTGCTTCACGTGCTTCTAATTCAGTGCGTCTTTCTATCTCTGAGTTACAATATCCACAGATGAGAATTACACTTACTAGATGTATCGTCATGCTTCCTCCTTTATCTGCCATTCCTTGTAGTAGGGTTCACATACATCACCGTCTATCTGGTAGTAATGCATGTGTGCTCCGAACATGAATGAACATTCATCTCTGTCCTCGGCTATACCGTAGGTGTCGTGGTATCCACAATACCATGACCAGCCAACCACAGGGTTGACATACATACGTGTCGGACGTATTTGTAATACGTCCTTGCTTATTAACTTACCCATAGTTATTCCTTTGGTAGCGGTGCGTCTAAGATGATGTCAATCATGGCATCATCTGCTTCTTTGTGTAGCTCAGGCTCGATCACGCTTGGGTCATCTACCTTTTGTGCATAGATGTGTAGGTAATCGAGTGCCTTCTGTATGTATTGTGCCAACCTCACCGAGATGTGAGGCTGGACGTATAGGTCTTCGTTACTCATTAGATTCCTTTCGTTAGTAGGGCAAGAGCCTTACCCTTGATACGGTCAGCCGAACCGTTGATGACTCGCTCGGCTCGTGTTGCTTCTGTCTTGTGGCTGTAGTGGTCAGCGTATTCAACCACCGATTGGAACACACCGAACGCTGTGCCATACAGTTCTTCTTGTGTGCCAGTTGCACCTTTGTAGATACCTTTGGCTGCATCTCGTGCAGATATTGCTGAGTTGTACTGTCGCTTCTGCCCTGTTGAAAGCAGTGCATAAGGTGATTGCTCAACGACAGATGGTAGCGACCACATCTTCTTGAAGATGTTGTCTACCTCTATATCGGTTAGCTTCTCTTGGAGAAGCTTGTTGCCTACGGTTTCGTAGAACTCGATACCTGTGTATGTGACTGGGATAATCTTGCGGATGTCCTCAATCTTGAACTCCGCATTGGTTGTATGCTTGAGTGTGTAGGTCGCTGACTTAGAGAAGATGCCAGCGATCTGATTGGTGCATCGTAAACGTGTCACACTCGGTGCAATCTGCAGTGCAGTTGAACCATCATGTGAAGTTCGTGCTACTAGATAAGCCTTGTGCTCATCGTTACCAATCTTCACACCTTTAGGTAGCTCGAGCACCATGTATACCTGTGCTCCGCCTTTGACTTCACCAGCATATGCATATCGTGCATCTCCTGAATCGACCAGAGCATCTAGACCTGAGAACATCTCAGCATTCTGGAATACTTTGTATCGTCCACCGACAGTGCCAAGCACTGACTGTGTGTTGTCCTGATTGGTACGGACAGTAGCGAAAGTGTTAGGCACTTCGAGTTGGCTAACACCTGTGTCTGATACAGCCAACGCTTGAACGTCGGCTAGTGATACATGCCAGTCGAGCCCAGCCTGTGTGGCTGCGTCTCGTGCTGATGTTGCTGTTACTTCTTCGCCGATGATGCTGTATGCATTACGGCGGGACTTGATTGTTAGGTTTGACATGGTAGTTCCTTTCGTGTTGGGTTGTAGGTGAGGGTATCAGATACGGCTGGTGAAATCAACAACTGCATCTGAGAGTTGGTCATGGTAATGACCAGTGAAGCAACGGATTTCTCCGTCTTCACGTCGAGCGAACCACGTTACGTATGGGTCAGCTGTGCGGGTATGTGGCTGTGACTGTGTGTCATTTATCCACAAGCATAGGATCACGTAACCTGATTCATCCCATGCCTTCTTGTAATCTATGACAACGGCTCCGTTGTCACAGACATCTCCTCTGTTTATACTCATTAGTTCACCTTTCGTTGTAGGTATCCGACACGTGATTCACTAATCGCGCATTCGGTTGGGTCATCTTCATGGTCGAACACTGGGTCAGTGCAGATGCCAATCTCATCAGCGATATTACGTGCATCATCCTCATCCTTGGCTCGGATTTCGAACGTCGCATCTATTGTGTATGAAATCTGCACCTCGTATAACTTCTCGAACACAAGGCGATTGTTGAACACGTTGCTCAGTATGTCATCTAGTTCTGACAGGCTGATGTCTCCGTCTTCACTGCAATCATTCTCGTCTATGTAGTCATTGATGCTGGTGAATAACTTCTTCACCTTGCGTCGGTGTTCGTCTACGATACTGCGGTGTGTGGCTAGGTCGACAGTGAGTGCATCGATTCGCTCCTTGAGATACACGATTTGTTGCTGGTCTTCTGTTACTACTGGTCCTTCGTATGCTGTTTCCATTGTGTTGCTCCTTTCGGTTGGTTGGCTATCTCTATGCACATCTAAAGATGTGCTATCTATGAATGACACAAGCGTTGTGTTACGTCCACACGGACACTTGAGTTGCGTTGTTCCAGATGGGAATCCAAACCCATCAGATGTAGTTACTTCGAACATGGCATCACATTCATCTGGGTCGCAGACGAATGTGTATTTACTGGTGACTAGTGCTTCACTCATCATCATCCACACTTGCTACTAGTTTGTTGTCCTTGAGATACTCGAGGACTAGTTCATCAATGGTCTCGTAGTCCAAGCCATAGAAGTGTTCGCCCATGTTCACGATCCATGCGTCCTTGACCATGCGGTCAAAGGCTTCCTCTCGTGTAGAGGTGAGCACAATCTCCCATTCTTCGGGGTCTTTGTAGTATGTCTCGAGTGTCTGCCATATGGCTAGGTCCATCATGCCTGGACGGTTCATTGCTTCGCGGTATTGTGTAAGCAGGAAACTTACCTGCTCGATACGGAATGATGCATTCATTGCTTCCTCATTTCTTTGATGTGCTGAATCGGATGTCGGACTTGCCGTATACGCATAGCCCGCAGCTAACGCAGGCTGAACCACTCGTTGAGATGAGTGGGATTTGCTTGGTAAGTGCAGGACATTTCGCACCTACCTTGCCAGTGATACGTGTCATCTCCTCTTCTGCATCAGCAAAAGTGGTGGATAGATACGCTAGTTTGGTGTCGGTATCACGCCGAACTTGTTCGGCTATGTGTTTGTTCTCGCTATCGGTTGAGTAATACAGCGAGAGATTTGTTAGTCCCGATAGGGAGTAAGCAGCAGATCGCACTCGTGTGTAGCACCAGAACTGCACGTCCTCATGCATCATGATTACTTTCTGCCATGCATACTCATACTCACCGCTGAAGAAGTCGCCGTCCCAGTGGATGCGGAATAACTTCGGGGCATTCCGTCTCTCACAATCTGCGATGAAATCAACAAGCATGTCGTCGAGTAGTTCGACCATTGTGTCTATGTCTGCATCCTTGAGTAGTCCCCAGTTATGCATGAGAGTTGCAAGCACTGGCTTGTATGCTTTCTCAAGCCGACCTGCATAGCAGACCTTCTCACAAATCGACGTCGCGTCGGGACATGAGAAGAGTTTGCCTGCTGGTAAGCCGAAGGTGTTGGCGATAGCCGACTGCTTACCGTTAGGTGTTACTAGGTTGGTGACCTTGCGGTCATTGCTACGTTTCAGGGATAGCATGTTCGTCCTTTCGTTAGGGGTGACTGACCTTGACGCCAGCGAAACTTACGCCTCGCTTACGAAGGGCATCACAGATTGCATAGACAGCATGAGCACTGGTTCCACCGATTTGCCACTCGAAGATTTCATCTTCCTCGATGTCGGCGATACGCATGCCATTGTCTTCGTCGTAGTTTTTGTAGTCGTAGATGTCGGCTACTACAGTCTCGCCATTGTCATCCTCAAACTTGAGGAACCACATGTAGCGGGTCTTATCGTTCTCCTCTTCCTCGCATTCACCGAATGCAAGCGTCAGATTACGCATCGTCGTAATGATTTCCCCTTGACCATGAGTTCCGCTCATGTCAATCGAGTCATCGTTCATTGCTCTGAGTTTGTAGTTCATTGTGTTGCCTCCTTTGTTGGTTGGAAATTGCTGACCCTTTCTATACACATCTTCGATGTGTTATCTATGAATGACGTGCTACCCACAGCATGCGCCATCCGTTGTATCTGCACAGCACTCAGCACAGAATGGTTCGTTGTCCTTCATGGAATTGCGACAGCCATACTCATCGAGTGTGTTGGTGCAAGGATGTCCCTCGTAGCCAAAGCACACCAGATCCGCGAGCTCGTGTATGTCCATGTCCATGATGTGTTTAGTCGTTGTCATAATCGCACCATGGTTCTAAGTGATGACCTTCGACTATCGTGTAGGCGGGAGCCGTAGGATAGCCCCGCCATGAGACACCCTTCGGCAGATTGATTTGCTTATGGGTTAGTCCTTCGGATACTGCATAGATTGCCTCGATGCATGGTTCCACCATGCTAAGTGGCACTGGCGGGTAGTGATTACTCGTCAGTTGTATTGCGATTGACTGGCGAATGTCAATGACATTCTCCGCTAGGTCTTGCGCTGTATTGCGTCCCATTATTCTTGCTCCTCTCCTTCTACATAGCCTTCGGCTAGTAGTCCTTCGAAGAAATCCCACACCTGAGTGAGACCCTCCCTTGTTTCTGTATCGCTTGGTGGTAGGTAGAACTCTGCTCTATTCAGAGCAGTGCCGAACTTCTGTATGTCTGCATACTTATAGCCCATCATTAGTGCGCCTCCAAGTCCCACTTACCATTGACTTCGAAAGGTTCGAAGTCATCTGCAATCCAGTCATCGAGTTTCTCAATGGCTTGTGCGGGATCGCTTGCGTCTACCTCTATCTCGTATTGCTTAGTCAGTGTTGCATACACTGTGTATTTGCTCATCAGATTAGACCTCCAATTTCTACGGCTCTGCCGTATTTCCAAATGAACTTCTCGAACTTATCTCCTTCAGGAGATGAGTCTTCCTCTTGCATTGCCTTACTTATGTGTCCTTCGGTGTCGTCAATTACGTAGAGATAACCCTCACCCTCCACGTATGCCCACCAATCGCCGTTCTCATTGGCTATGTATTTGGTCATGCTTCCACCTCCTCTATGCCTTCGGCATAGATGGTTGTATCTATGCCATAGTTTTTCTCATAACTGTTGGGCAATTCCTCGAACGAGAGTTCGCCCTCATCTACCTGTCGTATCAGTTCTTGAGCATGCTCAAGGTTGTCGGCATCGAAGCCCCACTTGTTGTCGTATTCCTCATGAACCATGACTACGAATCTAGGCATTAGTTTCCTCCTTTGCTAGTCGTTCTTTCGCTTCGTCTATCGCTTGCTCTAGTGCATACATCATGTCGGGGAACTCATACTTGTTGAAGATAGCGATAGCCAATTCCCAAATCTCATCGGTCATTACTACCTCACCTTCCACGCCAGCTGGCGTCATGTCATCTTGGTCATACCATTGACACGCTATCTGTGCCTCGGGGTCTAGTTCCTGAAGCAGACTGATTGCTGTTGCTACTCTCATTACAGTTCTCCTTTGATTTGTAGTTGGGTTAGTGCTTCGTTCCATGCTTCGTTCATGTTGTGGTGCTTGGTCTCAACGATGACTGTATTCCAGTCATCAAGTCGCATGACCTCGACGAAATACATCGTGCCTGTAGGACCGCCTTCATCTTCTTGCCAGTTCACCGCTATCTTGTAGTTCATGTTATTCCTCCTCATCGCATTCGCTGCCGAACATGTTTTGCCAGCAGGTATTACATGTGCCAGAGATAAGCAACTCTCTATCTCCGATAGATAAATCGGGGAAGATTTCTTGCATGAGTCTGCGCTCTGTGCGAGGCAGGTATAACTCGGTTAGTTGCTCGACAGTGGCGGGAAGTTGCGTTGTCTCACCGCATTTACGGCAGTCAACGTCGAAGTTAATCAGTGTGCTCATTGTGTTGCTCCTTTCGATTGGTGGAGAGGGGACAGCGATTTGCCGTCCCCCCTTAATAAGCAGACTTCGTCTGCTATCTTTGACGCGAGAGCCACTCACGCACTGCTCGTCTTGCGACGAGCATGCCGAGGGTGAATCCGCTGGTGAATAATGCGATTGCTATTGCTACATAATCTCCCCAATAAAACATTAGGCTTGACCTCCCTTCAGTGTGAGGTAAGCCTTTGGCTCTACCTTTTGGATTTCAGTTAGAACTGTGGTAAAGTTCGGGTATGCCTTGAATGAGGCGAGGATTGCTTCAATCTTCTTCGAAGATTTGGCAGTGTTGGTGGTGATTCGCACCTTTGCGAAGATGCGCTTGTCATTCGGCTTCGACACATGAACGACTCCGTTCTTAACAACGGCGGTCAGTGTCTTGGTTTCAACTGTTCTCATGGTGTTCCTTTCGTCAATGCCAAACCAATTTGATTCGACCCCCTTTATCAAACAAATGTTCCATTTGTTATCAAGAAAAGACAGGCGCGATCACGTAGCTCGCACGTGCGACCTTTCACTAGGCGGGGTGCGTGTGTGCGTAGAGAGCACATGCGCCCGCATCACGGCGCATACACCAGCGCATACGGCACATGACATGACACATAACGAGCCGACATACCGAGGATTTACGCTCAGTGTTTGACATTCGGCTCGAGGTGTGAGAGAATGTTTGTCGTTGGGAGGTGGTCTTCCAACGTAAACAGCGAAAGGCACACAGCATGAACACAATCACAGCATGGACACATGACGACCTACTCACAGACCTCAAGGCAGAGGTGCTCGCAGTGCGTAGCGAATACGGCGTTCCCAGCCTGAATCACGTTCCCGATTTCGAGTTGGTATCGCTCGGGTATGCACAGTTAGGAGACCTTGTCCACATAGGCAAGGGTCGCGTAGGTATCGTGTATGACATAGCAGAGGTGCGTAATGCTCGGGAGTTGCGTATCGTAAGCGATAACTTCCGCGTAGTAATGAAGAGGATTTCCCTATAAGATAGTTAGGCAAGCCCCCCGCCCGCGTAGCACAGGGTAGGGGGTTTTGTCAAATCTGAGCGTCAAATGCAGGGGGCAAGGGGCAACCTTTGTCCCCTGTTTTGCATGCCTGCGCCCATGCCGACCCCCCTCATGTTTAGCACCACCCACCCCCCTCCCCCCCACTATCAACAAAATAATATTCACCAGAAAACCAGGCTGACCAGCACTTATACCATATTGGAAGCTACCAACAAAAGATTTATTTATTTACCTCTTGAAACACGCCGACGCTCTAGACCCCTATATAAGTATAAGGCGAATGTTAATGAGCCTTCTAAGGCAGGCATAAAGCCTGCCCAATGGTTACAAAAACCAATAGCGGGGATACTTCTGCCTAGACCCCTTTGTACTACTACAGACACTGGAGTCCCATTGGAAAGAAATCTATCACCAGAAGAAGCTCGTAAAGAACTCATCGACTTGGTACGCCAAGGGCGCACCATCGCCGATGCCCTAAAAGTTATTGGTAGATCTAGATCTTGGTATGATACTCAACGCCGAGAAGCCGAGGGCTTCTCAGCTTATGTAGATAATGCTCGTGGTAGAACCTCAGACCTCGCAGATTCTGCTCGGTCTAACTTATCAGGGTTTGCAGAGTTCTCTGAGAATTACTTGGGAACTAAAGTTCCTCCCCACATGATGAATGTGGTAGACATGCTAGAAGGCAATGATCCTTCTTGGTTACATGACAGCATGGTCTACGAAAAGGGATCGGCGGGACTCTCCCGCCTCTTGGTAAACGTTCCCCCTAACCACGCCAAGACGATGACTATTACGATTAACTACGTAACTTACCGTCTGGTTAAAAATCCTAACATCTCGGTCATGGTTATTTCCAAGACCCAAGAGCAGGCAAAGAAGTTTTTATACGCAATTAAACAACGGTTAACGCATCCTAGATACGCTGACCTTCAAGCAGCCTTTGGTCCAGCCGATGGGTATAAAGCCACCGCCGACCAGTGGTCAGCAACCAAGATCTATCTTGGTGGCGACATCCGCGATAACGATGCTAAAGACCCTTCGGTTGAAGCTATCGGTATGGGCGGGCAGGTCTACGGAAACCGTGCAGACCTCATCGTCTTAGACGACGTAGTCACTCTGAGTAATGCTTCAGAGTGGGCTAAGCAACAAGAATGGATTCGACAAGAAGTTGCTTCACGCCTTCCACCAGGTGGTGGGCAGCTTCTTGTTGTTGGAACTCGAGTATCAGCAGTTGACTTATACAAGGAACTTCGCAATCCCCAGCATTACACCGATGGCACATTGCCTTGGTCATATTTGTCCATGCCTGCAGTCTTAGAATATGCAGACAAGCCTGAAGACTGGAAATGTCTTTGGGAAAAAACTGAACAGCCTCTTACAGACACTGACGTGCCTGACGAGAATGGAATGTTTGATCGATGGACAGGACCGCGTCTAACGGCGGTCCGTAACGAGGCAGGACCATCTAAGTGGTCGCTGGTATACCAGAACCTCGATATTGCGGAGAATGCAATCTTCGACCCGATGTGCGTCCGAGGCGCAGTAAATGGAATGAGAAAATCGGGTGCTTTAGTTGCAGGCGCAGCAGGACATCCCAACAACCCTGAGAACTTTTACAGGGTCATAGGTATCGACCCAGCAATGTCTGGTGATACCGCTGCTATCGCCTATGCGGTTGACCGCAGGTCACATAAACGCTACGTCTTAGATGTTCACATCATGACAGCTCCTACACCTGCAGCAATTCGTTCTCTTATTAGGGAATGGACCGATGCGTATAAACCGCATACGGTCATTGTGGAATCAAATGCTTTTCAGCTTTTCCTTACACAAGACGAAGAGATTCGTAACTTCCTGTCGACCCGAGGTATTAGTTATAGACCTCACTACACAGGAAACAACAAACAGGATCCAGAGTTTGGCGTTGCCTCTCTGGCTCCACTGTTCGGGACCATCACTAAGCGCGATGGCGTCATGAACAACTTCAAGCATGCTGATGATAACTTAATTGAATTACCAGACAGCTCGAAGAATGAACACGTTAAAAAGTTAATAGAACAATTGGTCACCTGGCAACCAGGAGTCCAAGGCAAGAAGCTCAAGATGGATGCCGTAATGGCATTGTGGTTCTGTGAGATTGTAGCCAGAGAAACTTTGTTAACTTCGACTAATGTACCAAACTTTATCAACAATCAATATACACCTCGTGGTGAGATTGAAGCAAGATACATCATCAACTTAGATGACCTCGCTGCACAACAGCGATCTGTGAGATTGTGACATCAATGAAAGAATTAGTAACAGCATTCGAGAACTTAAAAGCTCGTAACTCCGAGCGCGATAAGCGCATGCGCGAGGTTGCTTTGGTTAGAGCAGGTAATGCCGATCAGGTATTCCGTGGGCTTTTCCCAGAAGGCGTGTGGTCACGTCCTATCGTTGCCAACCTCATTGACGTTGTAGCACGAGATGTCTCTGAACAAGTCGGTGTTCTACCTACCATTACTGCTGCTGGTGATTCATCTCTTGATGATAACCAGCGTTCCAAAGCTGACAAGCGAACCAAGATTGCCAACTACTATGTTGCGTCATCTCGGCTTGGAACGGAACTACTGCGTGGCGCAGATCAGTTAGCAACCTATGGCTTTGTTCCTTTGCGAGTTGAACCAAACTTTAAGGACAAGCGACCACACATCCATGTGGAAAATTCAATGGGTGCTTATTACGATATGGATCGCTTCGGTGTTGTTAACACCTACGCTCGTCTATATCACCGTAAAGCTGGAGACTTAGCTGCTCACTTCCCCGAGCATGCTGATGCAATCCTCCAATCAAATACTTATACACGCGGAGACGGTAACAGTTTGTTACAGGTTGTCCGTTGGACAGACAAGCAAAAGACTGTTCTGTTTCTACCAGATCGTGGGGGATTAGTTCTTGCAACAACACCGAACAAAACAGGTATCGTCCCAATTGCAATTGCTCAACGCCCTTCTTTGGATGGCGAGACCAGGGGTCAATTCGACGATGTATTACCTGTTTACGCAGCGAAAGCGCGACTTGCTCTTCTTACTATGGAAGCTGTTCAGAAGTCTGTTGAAGCTCCACTTGCTCTTCCTAATGATGTTACTTCTTTATCCATTGGTCCTGATTCAGTCATCCGCTCGAACAGTCCTGAAAAGATTCGTCGTGTAAACCTAGACGTTCCACAGTTTGCATTTGCAGAAAACAATGTTCTAGCAGATGAAATGAAGTTGGGAACACGTTTCCCTCAAGCACGTGCAGGACAAGCAGAAGGATCAGTAGTTACTGGTCAAGGCGTAAAAGCTTTGATGGCAGGTTACGATTCACAAGTTAGAATTTACCAATCAATTCTTGGTGAGGCAATTGGACAAGCAATCTCATTTGCATTTGCAACTGATGAAGCATACTTCTCAGAGATTACTCGTGAAGTATCAGCAACCGCTAACGGAGTTCCTTACAAGTTAAAGTATAAGCCATCTTCCGACATTAACGGAAACTATGGCGTAACCGTTGAATACGGTTTAATGGCAGGTTTAGACCCTAACCGTGCATTGGTATGGGGTCTACAAGCTCGAGGAGATAAGTTAATCTCTCGCGGAATGTTGCGACGCAACCTTCCTATCTCGCTTAACGCTGGTGAAGAAGAGCGAGCAATTGACATCGAAGAGATGCGTGATTCGCTTAAAGCGGGCGTATCTCAAATGGCTGCATCAATCCCACAAATGGTTGCACAAGGTCAAGATCCGATGAAGATTGTAGAAAGAATGGCAAGTGTTATTACAGATCGCAAGAAAGGTATCTCTCTTGAAGATGCAGTAGCAAATGCTTTCAAACCAGAACCAGTACCAGAAGCCCCAGCAGGACAACCAGGAATGCCAGAACAACCAGCAACTCCTGAACCTGGAATGGGTGGAGGTCCAGCACCACAACTTCCTCAAGGTAGACCAGCAATGCAAGAACTGCTTGCAGGTTTAACAGGTGGAGGAAATCCAAATCTAGCAGCGAGAGTAACTCGTCAGATACCAGCATAACTAAGGAGAAATAAATGTTCGGAAAGCAAGGAAAAGCAGCTAAGGCTCCAACCTCAACAGCAATGTCAGCAAAGAAGAACGCAGGCAAAGTTGTCGGTGGCGGAATGGTAAAGCAAGGCGTTTTATCAAAAGGCACTAAAGGCAACACAAACAAGCTTAAGTAAAGCATAACCACTTTTAAGTAAAGGATAAACATGGCAGCCAAGAAACCAACACGCCCAAGGAAGTTTAAGCAGGCACGTAAAGATGCCTTGGCTCAAGCCAAGAAAGACTTCTCTGGAAAGAAGCAAGCGGGATTAAAAGACCGTGAACTTCGCATCTCAGCAGATGACAAGAAAGTATTAAGTGAAGTAAAAGCAGAAGCTAAAGGTAATTACATTACCGATGATCGCGGTAACAAGATCAATGTTAAGCCTACTGAAACTTCAGCAGAACGTATTGCACGTGATCGCCGTGAGGCTAGAGCTGAACTTCAACGCAAGTGGGATGCAGAAGATGGAAAGACAGGACGTCCTTCTAAAGAAGAATCTGTTCGCACAAGTGGTGATGCTAAAGTAACTGATAAGCGCACACCTGCAGAAAAAATTAAATCTAAAAAAGCAGCTTCTAAAGAAGTTAAAAAGAACACTAAGAAGTTTGTGCAAAAGGGTTCACCTAAAGTAATGGACACCCCAGTTAAATCTACTAAAGCATCGGTTAAAGGTTTTTCTGCAGGTAAGACTCTTACGCCAAAAGGTCAAGCAATTTATGATGATTTAGTCAAGCAAGGTGTAAAGCCAAAGTCAGCAATGAACAAGGCTATCTTCCGTCAAGAGAAGGCTACTAAGCCTGGTGTTAATAAGCCAACAGTTGCTAAAACAACTACACCAAAAGTAGTAACTAAGAATGATGCACTCAAGTTTTCCGCTAAAGGTAAGACACAAACACCTCAAGCAGAAAACCTAAAGAATCTTCAAAAGAAAGTTGGCGATGCTAAGTCTACTGCTAAGAAAGTAACTACAGCAAAAGCAGCTAAGGATGTTTCAACTGGTGCTAAAGTAGGAAAAATCATTCTTGATGCAGCAAAGACAACCGCAATGGTTGCAGGACCAGGTAAGTTCCTTAAAGCAGGTGCGCTTATTAAAGGTGCTATAGGTGCTAACAAAGCAGTTAAGGTAACTAAGGCTGTTAAGGCAGCAGAGTCTGGCAAAAAATTCCAAGCAGCTAATACTGCTCGTAAAGCAGCTAACGTTGCTAAAGCAGAGAAAGCAGCTAAAGCAGGAAAGATGGGTAAGGTAAAGAAGGTCGGTCTTGCAGCAGCAGGATTCTACGCACTTGACAAGATCCCAACTGGTGGTGGAAGTTCTTCTGGAAAGAATCCATTAGTTCCATCTTCTTCAACAACTAGACCAACTCGACCAGCAGGACAATATCCAAAAGGTGGCGGTAAAGGTCTAAAACTTGGTCCCAACATTAACGTTGGTGCAGGTGGATCAACTACTTCTTACACAGTTAAGAAGGGCGATACGCTTTCAGCTATCGCAAAAACTTCTGGAGTCAAACTATCTGAAGTTCTTGCAGCA